AGCGCCAATTTACACACAGGGCGAATATATAGGGGTTTGAATATATGATGTTAGAAGCCAACGAAGGCGATAGATTAGAGAAACTGAAAGCTCTAGCCGAACTGTTAGCAGAGAAGATGGATGAGGTTAAATACGTTAAGGACCTCCCACCACTTGCGAAACAATACCGGGAAACAATCAGGGAGATCGAGGAGATTGAAGGTAATGTCAACGAGGCAGACGAAATCACCGAAATCTTACGCTCAAGAGAAAATAATGGGAAGTCAGGAGCCGTCCGAAAGAATAAGTCCACAGTATGAGGATACAGATGGCGATGATGCCAATACATTGTTGGCTCTGGGTGGTTTGATTTTAGATCCTTGGCAATCCGAAGTGTTATGTGATTGGATGGCTATGGATAAATACGGCAGATGGATCAATAAGACATGCGGAGGATCCGTGCCAAGGCAGAATGGCAAAACAGCCTTGCTATCTGGAAGAGCGCAAGCAGGAATGATTATGTATAACGAGCAAGTGATATATACAGCACACTTGCAAAAGACAGCCACAGAAACATTTGAAGAAATGGCTGCCTTTTTTGATTCCGCAAAGTTGCGCAAGTACTTGAAGGATATTAAGACCGCACTTGGCAGAGAACAAATAATTCTGAAGAGTGGTGCAAGGGTGAAATTCTTGGCACGCACAAGGAATGGTGGTCGAGGTCAACACGGAGATTTGTTGATATTCGATGAAGCGCAGGAGCTTGATGAGTCGGCACAGGCTTCATTCATTCCTGCCATATCTGCAAGCCTTAATCCGCAGACAATATACACAGGCACACCACCAGAGCCGGAATCAGATGGTACTGTATTTCGAAGCATAAGGAACAATGCCATTGCGCATAAGACAAATAAAACCGCTTGGTTTGAGTTTGCAGCCAAAGAGATCGGAGATGTTCATGATGTTCATAGATGGGCAGAGTACAATCCGGCACTTGGCAGACGGATCCTGTTGAGTACGATCGAGGGCGAATGCGAACAGATGCCAGAGGATACATTCGCAAGAGAGCGGTTGGGATGGTGGACACCTGTTGTTGAACACAAAGAAGATTACGCAATCGATAAATCCGCATTTGATGCTTGCAAGTCATCAGAGTTAAAGCCAGAAGGTAAGACCGCATATGGTGTGAAGTTTACCTTTGATGGCTCAATGGTGGTGTTGTGCGGTGCGGTTATAGATGCGAATGGGATTGCAAGAATCTCATTGATAGACCAAAAATCAACGAGCCAAGGCACAAGATGGTTAGCTGAATGGCTGAATGAGAGATATTCCAAGGCTTGTTGTGTTGTGATAGATGGTCGGAATGGTGCAGATGTATTGGTGGATAAGATAGCCGATACTTGGAAGATTAAAGGTTCCATCATTAGACCGAGTGCAAAAGAGATAATCACAAGCGTGAGTACGTTATGTGATGCGATAAACGAACAGACACTGACATGGTATGAGAAGCAGGATGCGCTCAGAGAGAGTGCGATCACTTCTGTTAAGAGGCCTATTGGTGGAGGATGGGGATTTGGTGGAGAGTATTCCGCAATTATAGAGGCTTGCGCATTAGCCTTGTATGGAGTGAAGAATAGCAAGCGTGATCCGTCACGCAAGATGCGCATTGGATGAGGTAATGAAATATGCTAACGATCGAAGCACAGAACATTATAGGGATAAGTGAAGAGGCGGCTTATAAGTTTGGCAAGCTCATTGACACTTATAATTCCCATTGGGCGAAAAATGCAGAAAAGGATGTGTATTATGAGGGCAAAATCTCCCTTAATGATGTCAATCTTGGTATCGCACTTCCTGAAGGCTTGAGAGGCTTGGAAATTGGTTGCGCATGGGGTGCAAAGACAGTTGATGTACTCGCAGGTCGCTCAATGTTTGACGGATTTGTTGGCATAAATGGCGAAGATATAGAGGCCCTTGATGATTTGACAGTAAATAACAACCTTGTGGCTGAATATCTCAAGGCTTGCCGGGATGAGTTGAAGTATGGATGTACTTTCGCAACCTTATCGAGTGATTCCGAGATCGGATGCAAGATTAGATTCCACTCACCACAGACCGCAGCCGCACTTTGGAATGGTGAGAAGGGCAGGATTGATTGTGGATTCGCAATAATCGATACAATGCCTGACAATGACAACATCACTTGGCAACCTTCACTTATAAATCTGTATCTTGATGATGCAATCTGGGTGATTTGGAGTGAAAACAACATTTGGTATGCAGAAGAGCACAGACATAAGATGGGCAGGCCGCTTATGGAAGCTCTTGTTTGGAATGCAACGAGCAATAAGCCATTCGGAAGGTCAAGAATTAAGGAGCCAATCCGCAGATTGATTCAGGGATATGTTAGGACCATTGCCAATGCGACAATCGGCCTTGAATTTGCCACATCACCACAGAAGTATCTGCTTGGTGTTACGGATGAGCAGTATGATTCGCTGATAAATCAGAAATTCAAGCAATATGTTGGCTCAATTATAGCAAGTACAACGAATCCTGAAACAGGCGAGAAGCCGACATTCGGACAGTTGATGCAAGGATCCATTTCACCACACGTTGAGATGGTCAGAGTGCTTGCAACACAGTTTAGTGCGGCAACAGGCTTAACAGTTACAGACACAGGAGTGGTTAGCGAAGCCAATCCCACAAGTGCAGATGCGGTACTTGCCCAGAGTCAGACACTTGTAGCAATGGCAGAACAGTTGAATATCTCCAATGGTGATTCGCTCCGCACAATAGCGCTCATGGCTTTGGCAATTCTCCGAGATGTATCGCTCGGTGGCTTGTCTGATGAAGATAAGGATATTGTGGCACACTTCCGCAATCCTGCCATGCCAAGTGTAGCGGCTACGGCAGATGCAGCCATTAAGATCGCAAGCGCAAGACAGGCATTTGCCAATACAGATACATTCCTTGAGATGATTGGCTTTGATAAGGCTGATGTAAGACGAATAAAAGCACAGGAACGTATCAATCAAGGCTTGGAATTAGTATCAGAGCTTGAATAATGCAGATATCAAGAAAAGATTGGGATAATTACATAAAGCGACTATCAAAGGTCAATACCGAAGCGGCAAAGCTTGTTAAGGAATACATCGAGAAAAACGGTGTTGAAGATGTGCAAGCGCTTGTTAATTACTCTTACAGAGTGGCGGCGAAATATGGCAACGCTTCAGCTTCTTTGGCGGCAATGATGTATGATGTTGTGGTTGATCTGGAAGGAATCGTACTTGATCCTGCCGAACTTGCAGAACTTCCGAAGTATGGTGAAGTTGCAAAGGCGGTCCAAGGTACTCTTAAAACATCACAGAATCCTGAAGAGATAGCAGGAGCCGTGAGCAGATTGGTTAAGCGAACAGGACAAGATACCATATTGCAGAATGCAGAACGAGATAGAGCACAATTTGCTTGGATTCCTGCCGGAGATACTTGCGCATTCTGTATCACACTTGCAAGTCGTGGTTGGCAGAACATGAGCAAGAAGGCATTGAGTGGTGGACATGCAGAACACATCCACAGTAATTGCGATTGCACATATATGATTCGGCATTCAAAGGACTTTAATATTGCTGGATATGATCCTGATAAATACAAGGCTCAATATGATTCTTCAGAAGGTGACACACCCAAACAGAAAATCAATTCAATGCGCAGACGATACTACGCAGAGAATAAAGCTGAAATACTTGACCAAAAGGCAAGCACATATGAAAAACGGCAAGAATTGAACAGCTCACAAGCCGAAGAAACAAAGGTTTAATTAAGCATCCAACAGGGTGCTTTTTTAATATACAAAAGGCAACGTGACCTTATCACGGTATAACTCACACATTGGAGGTTAAACAGATGGAAGAAAACAAAACAAACGATACCGCAGTTAAGACATTCACACAGGAAGAGGTAAACGCAATCTTGGGTGAGAGGTTAGCCAGAGAGCGAGAGAAGTACGAAGGTATCAATCTTGAAGAACTCAAGGCAAAAGCGGAGCAGTTTGACAAGCTCGAAGAGGCCAACAAGTCAGAACTTCAGAAAGCCAATGACAGGGCGGCTTCGTTAGAGTCAGAACTTGCAGCATTGAAGAAAGCCAATGAGGTATCAGCAATGAGAAGCAAGGTAGCGCAGGAAACAGGCATACCAACCAACCTATTGACCGCAGATTCAGAGGAAGAGTGCAAAGCACAGGCAGAAGCAATCAAGGCTTTTGCGAATCCGAAGTATCCAGAGGTTAAGGATGGTGGTGAGGTATCAAAGGCTTCAAGCGCAGATACAAGAACACAGTTTGCCGATTGGGCGAACAAAGCATTCAATAACTAGGAGGAAATGAATTATGGCACTTACAGGTACACCTACGAACAGAACATCAATCGATCTCCCTGTTGACGTATCAAGAGAGATACTTCAGAAGACACAGCAGGGATCAGCAATCATGAAGTTAGCAAGACAGATCGCACTTCCCGGAAGAGGCGCTGCAATCAATGTGATCACATCAGATCCGACCGCTTCTTGGGTTGGTGAAACGGCTGCAAAGCCTGTTAGCAATCCCGGTCTTGAGACCAAGGTTATGCGTGCTTACAAGCTTGCAGTTATTGTTCCCTTCTCTAACGAGTTTAGAAGGGATGTAGCAGCACTCTATGATGCACTTATCGAGAGGCTTCCCGGTGCACTCGGACAGAAGTTTGATAACACAGTATTCGGTGGCACACAGGCTCCCGGCTCTGATTTTGATACTTTCGCAAGCGTAACCGCTTATGACATCGGAACAGATGCTTATGCAGGACTTGTTGCAGCAGATACTGGAATCGCTACACAGGGCGGTATCCTTAATGGTATCGTACTTGCTCCCCAGGGCAAGGGCATCCTTCTTGGTGCTACTGACCAGAGCAAGCGTCCTCTGTTTATCAACAGCGTGGCAGAAGGTGCAATACCTATGGTACTCGGTGCAAGAACAGAGATCAGCAAGGGCGCATATGTTACTGGCACACCCAATGTTGTCGGCTTTGCAGGTGATTGGTCACAGGCTATGTACGGCATTGTTGAGGGTGTTAAGATTGACTACTCTTCAGATGCAACACTTGACCTTGGTTCAGGCAATGTAATTAATCTGTTCCAGCAGAACATGTTTGCTGTAAGAGCAGAGATCGAGATCGGCTTCCGTGCAGATACAAGCGTATTTGGCGCACTTACAGAGGCTTGATAATGGTTAAAGTCAAGATGATTGACAGGCGAACAGGCACTAACTTCTGGGTAACAGAAGAGCGAGTTGAGGAATATAAGGCGGCAGGTCACAAACTTGCCGCTACACCCTCCGCTCCGAAAGCCAAGGAAGTGGTAGAAGAGGTCAAGGAAGAGGTTGTCGAGGAGATAGCCAAAGAAGCACCGAAGCCAAAGAAAAAGCCTGTTAGCAGAGCAAAAAAGAGGTAATAGTCATGAGTTATGCGACATTGAATGATGTTGAGGCAAGAATGAGCCGAACATTAAGCGAAACTGAAGAGAGCCTTGCGACCACATTGTTGGATGATGCAGGTGTGATAATTGATACATTCAATGCAAATGCGACAGCAGATGCAAAGAAGATTGTGTCATGCCGTATGGTCATTAGGGCATTAGGTGATGGCTCAACAGATGCAGGAGTGCCGTTAGGTGCTACACAAGGCTCTATGTCCGCATTGGGATATTCGCAGTCATGGACTATGGGAGCAGGAGCGTCAGTAGGTGAGTTGTACTTATCGAAGTTAGACAAGCAGATGCTTGGTTATGGTAACAAGATAGGCTCATATTCACCCATAGAGGAATTGGTATGCACGGAATAACGATAACTCTAATTGAAAAGACACAGACGGGTACAGATGCCCTTAATCATCCCATTTACAGTGAAACCGAAGTGAAGGTTGATAACGTGCTTGTTGGACAACCTACGGATGATGAGATTGCAAACACGATGTCATTGTACGGCAAAAAGGTTGAATACACACTCGCAATCCCAAAGGGTGACACGCATAAGTGGGAAGATACTTTTGTTATTCTCCCAGATCCGTTTGGTGGGAAGTACAAAACAATAGGGTATCCGACAGCCGGAATAGATGCTCTGATTCCGTTATCTTGGAATAAAAAGGTCAAGGTTGAGCGATATGGCTAGGGATGTTGAATTTGTACTGGATAAGCAAGGTGTGCATGAACTTCTGAATTGCAAAGAACTTATGGATGGAATGCAACAGATCGGTGACGAAGTGGCAAGCAGAGCCGGAGAAGGTTATGCAGCCGACACACGGCCCGGAAAAGTAAGAGCGCATACATTCATCAAGGCAATAACATCTCATGCGTACTTTTCAAATCTAAAGCACAACACATTATTAAAGGCGATACAAAGATGATAGAAGCGACAATAATCAGTTATCTGAATAATATTGAGGGCATGGCTCCTGCTTATGCAGAGCGCCCAGAGAATATACCACCGAAGTACATACTTGTTGAGAAAACAGGCACAAGCACGGAGAACAGGATTACCACATCGACTATTGCGGTGCAAGCAATCTCTGACATATTGCAGAACGGATCCTTGCTTGATGCAATGCAACTCAATGAGGCGGTCAAGGTGGCAATGGCTGATTTGGTCACACTGGATTCAGTATCAGGTGTATCACTCAATTCTGACTATAACTTCACAGATTCAGAAACAAAAGAGTACCGCTTTCAGGCGGTATTTTTAGTTACTCACTATTAAGGAGGTAGAAGCATGGCTAATACAGCTACAAATGTCAGCACAGGTAAGCCGAACATAAGCGGTGCAGTTTATGTTGCTCCTATGACCGCTACACTTCCCACAGATGCAACAACGGCACTTGATGCCGCTTTTGTTTGCCTTGGGTATGTGTCAGAGGATGGCTTGGAGAACAACAACGAGCTTGATGTATCAGAGATTAAGGCTTGGGGCGGTAATATTGTATATCGCTCACTCAATGGACTTGATGACACATTCTCACTTTCACTCATAGAGTCAGAGAACGTGGATGTACTCAAGAACGTATACGGAGATGCCAATGTAACAGTTGATGCAAATGGCAATGTTACCATCAACATCGTTGCAGAGGATCCGCAGGAGAAGATATGGGTATTTGAACTTGCAATGCGTGGTGGAAGAGCGAAGAGAATTGTTATTCCAGATGGAGCAATCACAGCAAGAGAAGCTATCACATACAACGATTCAGATGCGGTTGCATACGGAATCACAGTATCTGCTTATCCTGATTCAACAGGTAAGACTCATGTTGAGTATCTTGAAGCAGAATAAGACAATATTAGAAGGGTGTAGAGTATGATTGTAAAAGGCACAACCAAGAGTGGTATTAAGTATCAGTTAGATAACCGAATTAAGGACGATGCAAGATTGTTATTTTTGCTTACAAGGGCACAGAACACGGCTGATCCGATGGAAGCAAGCAAAAATATTATGAACTTGTTATCGCTTATTTTTGGCTCTGAAGATAACGTCCTTGTATTTATGAATGAGGTGGCTGCAAAGCACAAAGGGGTGTGTCAGACAAAGGACCTCATAACAGAAATTTCTGATATGTTTGAAGGTCTGAACGCAAAAAACTCTTAAGCCTCGCTTATATGCTTCATGTGGGCGAGGATGAACTAACATGTGACATGGCGGAGGTATACCACATCTATATCACAGATTGGTATGATCCGCCATTTCCATTGTCATATCTTGCAAGGCTTGTATCTGGCTTGAGTAATGATAGCAGAATCAAGCGCAAGATAGCGAATGTGAAACTAACGCTTGAAGAGTCATTGCAAG